TGCCTTGTAGTTAGTGCTACCAGCACCCTTGTAACTTGAACCAGGGTTGTTGGTTGTCTTGTTGGGAATGTTTGACTTAGGTGTAACGTAAGAGTTGGCCGGGTAGTTCTTAAAGTCATTTGATACGCCAGCACCTAGAGCAGCACCTACACGATTTTTTCCGTAGAAACGGTTCATCGCTTCGCGCTGTTCGGCAGTCATTCCGCCCTTAAACTTTGCTACGTTACCTTCAAATGTTTTTCCAGCACGTAGTCCTTGTATTGTTGACTCAGAAACCTTAATTGATTTATCAAAGTTCTTAGCCTTAAAGTCACTCTTCTGAGATGACGACAGGCTATTCCAGCCTGACTTGCTTTTCTTCTTATCGGCCACGGGAAGCACCTCTCGTATTCTTTCTATTTGGAGCAACTCTGCTCTTCATTGTTGCTTTAGTTGACTTACCTTTGCCGTAGCCAGGCTCGCCCTTTTTCTTTCCACATCCACATTTAATGCACATATTTCCACCCTTATAATTTACTGCCATATGCATGGCCTGTTGTGTTGCTGATTTCTACCGCCCTTTGAATATCAGCCATCTTAGTAGTGTCCGGCTGGATTCCTTGTGCACGCGCTGACTTGTAAGCATCAAGTTCGCCCTGCCAAGATTTACGTGTCCAACCATTATCAGTTAGACCACTGTTAGCATCTCCAACACTTAGTTGAACATTGGAGACTTTACACATAAAGCAACCCTCAATATAAGTTGGGTGTACTTCCCTCTGATGTATACTCATTATTAATTTACTTTCAAACTGCTTTTATTAATTGCTATGCTTGAGCAACAGGCTGCGTAGTCTTCGCAGTCCTGAGTTGGGCATCCTGTACGACAGGCCATTATTTCTCCTCTTAGAATTTAATGATGTAATTTAATACAATGTACGGCTGTAGGTTATTGTGTGCTCCGCCACCACCAGTTGATGCAGAATCAAATGCAGCAATATTAACAGTTGTTGTGTGAGTATGATTTGCGGCATTTGCTGGAGTTACTGAATCCAAGGATGCCCCAGAGTTGAATGCCGCAATATCAACGGTGTGAGAGTGCGAATCTGCTGCTGTTGTAATAGTTCTTGTGGCATCAACTGATTCGTTAGAACTATCCCAACCACTTGTACTGTCACCAACACCGCCAGCGCGGTCAGTGTATGTCCATGTATGGGAGTGACTGTCAGCAGTAGTTGAAGTGTTTGGAGGATTAATGCTGTGAACGTGGTCAGCGGACTCGTCACCAGAAGTAAAGTCAGTGGAAGGTGGGTCTACACTATGAACGTGTGCAGGCATTTCCGCACTAGTTAATGTGTGGGTCTTTGCCCCACCAGTCTCGCCAAGAGCATCAAACTCTGTTTGAGTACTATCCAAACCAACAGGAACTCTACCCTTTAGGTTAGGAATGTTGAATGCTGAAGAACCAGAGCCACCGTAGGTGGTTCCAATAACTGCATATAAAGCAGCATACTGAGTATTGGTTACTGAATCAAGTGACTGTCCATCACACAATAAATAGTTAGTTGGAGCAGTAGAACCAGCATACACATTGATTGTGCCAACAGGATTGCCATCTGGTCCAGTAGGACCGGTGGCACCAGTAGCACCAGTTGCACCTGTAGGGCCCGTTTCTCCCTGTATGCCTTGAGGACCTTCAGGTCCCGTAGGACCTGTCGGACCCGTGTCGCCTGTTTCACCTTGAGGACCAGTTGCGCCCGTAGCACCCGTTGGTCCGGTATCACCAGTGTCACCTTTTAGTCCAGTTTCACCTTGTATTCCCTGAATGCCCTGCTCGCCTTGCAAGCCTTGCTCTCCCTGAATACCTTGAATTCCTTGGTCACCCTGTGGACCTTGAGGTCCAGTATCACCAGTGGCTCCCTGAGGTCCTTCCGGACCAGTCTCTCCAGTAGGCCCCTGAGGCCCTGTATCGCCCTGTGGGCCCTCTGGACCAACGAATGAGTAATTACCCCAGTATACACCTATGGCACCACCAGAAGGCGTTATAGCGTCATTACTGGCTAGACAGATAAAGTAGTTACCAAGGTATTCAACAATTTCGCCAACAACGTATTGGTCTGCGTAAACCCTGCGAGTATCAAACTTAAATCCTGGGAAGCCTATTTCACCCTGGTCACCCTGTTCACCTTGAATACCTTGTGGACCTTCTTCGCCTTGAATACCTTGAGGTCCCTCTGGACCTTCCGGACCAGTCTCTCCTTGGATTCCCTGTTCTCCCTGAGGACCAGTCTCTCCTTGAATACCCTGAATACCTTGCTCTCCAGTTTCTCCCTGGATACCTTGCTCACCTTGAGGACCAGCGTCACCTTGGGGACCAACTTCACCCTGGATACCTTGTTCGCCCTGTATACCTTGTTCACCTTGGATGCCTTGTATACCCTGGATACCCTGTGGTCCAGTTGCTCCTGTAGTTCCCTGTGGTCCTCGGTCATTAGACACTAGGACATCAGTAACAACATTCTCAATGTCAATGGTTATCTGAGAAGGAGCGGTTATTTCTACTTGATATACTTTTTCTTCAATAAAGATTTCGGTAGCCACTACTGGGTCACCTCAGCACGTACCGCAAAGCGTCCTTCAAGGATGCGTGTTACTTCACCACCAGTTGATTCAACCTCAATGTCGTACACGTGACGACCAGCAGGAATAGCAGTCATTTCGGTGGCAGAAACTGTAATACCAACTTGGCCTAGGCTGTCAGAGGTAATATCTCCATTTGCCTTGCTTAGGTTTAGAAGTTTAACAGCAGTATTAACGTCACTACGAACTTGCATACGAATAGCGTATGAACTAAGGTTCCATGGGACACCATCAATTTTAATTGTAAAATCCAGGTGGAAGGTTGCCCCTTGGTCTGCAACTATGTTATGTGTACCAGCCACTATACTTCATCCTTAAGGTGTAAGTTAATATGTTCGTCTAAACGCTTTTCGATTCTATCTACAGTGCGGGCAATGTCTGGCAGGCTACGGCCACCGTTTGCTGTTGGTTGAATCGGATAAGTTTGGTCTCTAATAAAAGCCTTGAGTGGATTTAAGATAAGCCACTTTCCTAGCACTGCTATAATACCTAACGAGGTTGCTACAATGCCTAAAGTTTCTGCTATGTTCATGAGATTTCCTCAACCTCATATCCAGCGTTAATAAGCACTTGTGCTTCCTCGTCTGAAATCTTGTATACACTACCGCCAAGGTAGTAGTTATCTGCTAGTTCTAGGTCTTCATTTTGAGGCCAACGTGTCTCGTAACACTCTCCATCAAATACTACAACGGTAATACCTCGTGGCATTTCGTAGAAGTCAAACAGGCGATGGTCGCCAATCGGACCTTCTTTAATAGTTGGTGGTGTAAAACGATACATGTTATCTCCAGGTAGGTTAAGTAACCAACCCCACCCCCAGGCCGAAACCTGGGGATGAGATTGATTGCTTAGTTATTAAACAACTTCAGCAATGCTTGAAGAAGACTCTACGCGGTAAAGTGCTTCATCACGGTAAATTGCGTGACCAAGTACGCCGTACCAACCCATTGGGCGTAGACGCATCAACTTGTCAGTCACAGGACCAACTACCATGTGTGGCTCTTCTGCCACAACTTCAGCAAGTGCTTGCTGGCCAGCGAAGAACGTTGGGTAAACGCCTTCTGCGTCTGGCTCAATACGTGCAGATTCTACGAAGAATGCACCTTCGAAAGCACCGATTTCACCAGCATAGATGTTGCCAGTGTCAACGTAGTTGTGTGGAGCACGCCAAGCAGCAGCATCCGATTCAGCACGAAGGTCGTGTGAAACTTCTGGATGAATTGCTGACCAGTACATGCTTCCCTTGCGGAATGCAGCCTTGTTAGCGCGCAACTTAGCAACAACGTAACGAACGTCAGCAGCAGTTAGAGTGCCAGTAGCATCTACACCACCATCTGCGAAACGAACGTTTGTACCACCAAGAAGAACGTCCTTGACGATTTCGTCGATTGAGTCAGCCATGTTGAATGCAAGGATGTTTGCAATCGCTGGGTCTACATCTGCTAGAGAAAGCAGGTTCAACTTGCGAGTTGTAACGGTTGCATTGCCATACTCTTCTAGGGTTACAAGAACCTTATCTGGAGTATCTAGACCAACGGAATCAACATCTACAGTCTCTGCTAGAGTTGAGGTCTTGCGAGCAAGGTCCTTGTACTTCTGGAGTACAACGGTTTCGCCTGGGTTAGTTAGGGACGATGGACGCTTATCTGCAACTGCACGGAGCATTGGCTCTGCACGAAGTTGGAATTCGATAAGACGGTCATACGCCTTCTGTACTAAACCGGCATCACCAGCGGTTCCACCAAGAGCCGTAGCGGCGGTGGAGTTAAAGCCAGTTGTATTAGCCATTTTTTAGTTTCCTTATGTTAGATTGATTTCGACTATTCACTGCCGAAAATCAGATTGAGAAGTTCTTCCTCAGACTGTGCCTGATTGATGCGGAGAAGTGTGTCTTCTGCGCGGTCAAGCGAACCAGCACTAGAGGTTACGGCATCAATCTGACGCAACGCAGCCAAGTCGGCTGGGTTAACGGCAGTTTCCGCGGATGCGGAAGGCACACCAAAAACGTCAGCATATTCTTCTAACCAAGAGTCAAAATCGCCAGAAGCGACATCAATGTCTTGTGGAATGAATGCTGCAATCTTTGGGCTGATGCCCTTGGATTCTAAAACGGACTTGACAGTAGTATCACGAGTTGTCTTCCGGAGTGACGATAACTCTGATTCTAATTCTTTAATGCGCTTTGATTGTGAACGTTCAGCACGACGCAACTTCTTTACAACATCATCACCAGATGAACGCCGTGGCGTTGGTTGCTCGTCAAAATCGTCCTCAAAGTCATCTTCGAAGTCGTCCCATTCTTGAATGTTGTTACTCATAGTAACCTATCTCCCTTTATTCATTAGTCGAATCGTAGCGACGCGAATTCACCCAGGGGCGGATGGTTCGGATACTACTACCAGTCTTCTACAAGGTAAGGGCTGGTCGGTCTTACCTGATTCTATTTATAGTTTACGCTTGCGGCGTAAGCCAGCAGAGGATGCACCAGTTCCACCTTGGAACTCTGCGCGTGCCTGAGAACGTAGACTTGTTACAGTCTCAGAAGTTTTCTGCAAAACATTCTGCTTTTCAAGTTCGGCCTCTAGGTCCATCTTGCTTCCACCAAATGTCTTAGCGGCTTCATTTAGTCCTGCGAGTTCTTGGGCAGAACGCTCGTATCCAGCACGAGCAGTTCCACGTTCAACACCCATCTTGACTAATTCTTCTGCACCCATCTTGGTTGATAAACCAAACTCTGATGCAGCAGCACGAACACCTGCGATGTCAATCTTCTTCTTAAGTTCTTCCGCTCCTGCTTCACCAGTTAGTAAAGCCTTTGCTAGGTCCTTACGACCAATGGTTGGGAAGTTGGCAGATAGTTCCTTCTTTAAGAATTCATCTGCATTGTCAATGGCGTAGAACGCCTTGGACAGTCTTCCCTGAACTTCTTCGAAGTCAACGTCATTTCCAATAATGTCTGCAATGTTTGCATCATTACCAAGTTCATTTAAGCCATACTTCTGAAACTCACGACGCATTTGCTTTGTCATAGTTGCATAGTCTGCAACGGTAGGAATGTATGCTACGTTGTAGCCAGCAGCCCTACGCTGCTTTAACTTAAAGATACCAGCAAAGCGGTCTTTGTACGCCTGTGGTGCATTCTCATCGGTTAACAATACATCTGGAATGTCTGCATCTGTCATACCTTGATTGTAGTACTTCTGAGAAGCATTGTACAAAGAAAGAAGCCATGGTGCTTCCTGGTCAATGTTATCAAAGAAGCCTGCAAACTGTTGACGAAATACTTCGTACGCAGGAATCTTACTTTCTGTTGTTTCAGCCACTTACTGCACCAAATCCTAACGCTTTAGCAAATGATGAACCAAGGTTCTTTGCTTCCTGTTGAGCCATTGTACTGTATTGAAAACGATTGTCCGCACGTAGGTCAGCACGGAATTCATTCAATGTCTTAGTGTAAGGCTTTCCGTCTTTAGTAGCGGTAAGGGCCTTACTTAGAGTATTATCAAATAAGGTTATGTTCTTTGTACCAATGTCAAGCATAGTAGACATTGTTTCAATGTAGTCGGCTGCAGCCTCACGCACAGTTAGTGCTGGATTTTCATTTAGACGACTAGCAAGACCACCATACATAGCAATAGCGCGCTTGCGGTAGTCTCCCTTAACTATTGACTCATCCTTTTTACCAAGAATAATGTTCAATGTTTCTGCAACTGCAGACTTGTCACCAAGCACAATACCCATGTCTGATGCATAAGTTTTAATGTTATTAAACGCTATTGCTGCGTCACCACCAAGTGTTTTGCCCTGCTGGATGTACTTAGTTGCTAAACTAACGCTGTATTCGTAAAGGAATGAAGCCTGGTCAAAAGAGTAACTTGTGCTTACGCTGGAACTCTGGCCAGAAGATGACGAGCCACCAGAAGTGTTTCCATCAGCATCTGTGGTGCTACTGGTTCCACCTCTTTCACTGCTCTTACCCTTGGTTACGCTAGCATACTTCTTTTCGGCAGCGTTAAGTGCCTTGAAGTACGCCGCTTTTTCCTTTGTAGTAGCGCGACGACCGAATAGTTTTTGCATCTGCTGGTCTAGTTGACTGTTTGCAGACTCTCTAGGGGTAAACGAGTAAGACTTGCTTTTACTCTTATTTGAAGATGAACTACCCATGCTGTATGTAGTTGGTTTATTGGTACTACCACTACCAGCAAAAGCGTCTCCCTGTGTAGCATTTGCAGCATTGTTTGCTGGTGCTGGACCGCTATTCTCTCCGCCTGCCATTATTTAACTCCATTAAGTAGTGGTGAATCAACAATATTTAACTCATCTTGAGATAGATACCTAGTGTACATTTGCTCAAACTCTGGGTTCTGCGCAATGATGTACTCTGCCATTCTGTCTCGCCAATCAGCAAATTTTTCGTTTGCCTTAGTGTCAAGTCCTTGAACACCAGTAATTGCACGATTCTTTTCTAGTTCAGCAATAATTGTTTGACGTCCCTCTAGGTACATTTGCAAACCTACGATTGACTTGTTCTTTTTGCCAACAGTGTTCATGAATTTCTCATCATTAGTAAAGTATATGGCAAGTTCAATGAACTTGTCACTCTTTTGTAATGTGATTCGGTTTTCACGAGTGTCCCAGATTGGGAACTGCTCTCCAACGAAATCTGCTAAACGTTCTTTCCATGGACTGTAGTATTCTCGGTATTCCCGTGAACCCTTCTTGACACCATTCTTTTCTGCGTCAGCCTCAATAAATTCGAGGTTGTCAAAGTATGTAGCCCAACCAGCAGCAACCTGAGCACGACGCTCTGCGTCTTCTGGGGACATATTTCTTGTCTTTAGTGGTTCGCCGTTAATCTCAATACTGTAAAGCAAGTCATCAGCAATTGGACTGTAGTTGTTCTCATCACCAGGAATATTGAACAATGCACCAATGAATGGGTTGTCTTCATATAGTTGCGCTGCTTTACTTAGAGAATCGCTATTAGCCTGAACTCCCTTAACAGTCATGGTGTTACTTAGTAAGCCAAAACGGTTGTCTGCAGTAGATGAACGCAAAGTGGAAACAAGTCCACTAGCAAACATTACACCCTGCTCATCAAGTTCGCTAACTAACTTAACAGAACCTTCAGAGTAACCAAGTTCTTTTTGGTACTTTACAAGACGCTGGTTTAGGTCCATAATCTTTGAGTCTGCAGTTTTACCAGCAACAACAGGTCCAATACCAGATGACAGTGCTTCCACTGCTAAGGCTCGCGTAGCAATGCTTTCTGCTCTAGCCAAGATTACTTCTGGAGCCAAGGACTCGTTATTTAGAATCATTTCAGCAACAACTTGGTCGCGTGCTGCGTCCAGTCTGGAACTCCAACGCTGTCTAATCTGTGGAACAAGTTGTTCTAGGACTGGCAAACTTCCAGTTAAACCATAAGTTGCAGACATGGCAGAGATTGCTGCAGAGTTAAACGGAACAGCAGCACTAGCAACGTTACTTGCTAAACTTCGTCCATAACCTTTTTCATAGAAAGGCAATACGTACTTGTTTGAGAATTCGTCAAAGGTAACGCCTACATTTGTTTGCAAGAAGTTATCAATACCAGTATTTTTTGCTGCAAGTTTAATTGCCTCAGTACCAATAACTTCACCTACTGGTCCACCAAGAGTTGGAATCACAGGAATCTGTCCCTGTGTAATAACATCTACACCAGTTGGGTTAATTGTTAATGTATCTCGACCAGTTACTCCACGTAACCATGCAGAGTTGAGAACAATGTTCTGCTTTCCTGAATCAACACCCCAAGGAGTGCCTTCTTCTACAATGTTACCTTCTTCATCGTAAACCATTGCAGAACGGAATGGAGCATTGTACGCCTTGGCTAACATGTATGCAACTTCAGGATTACGTACAGTTGTTCCAAGCCAGAAACGGCTTGAGTTCTGATGTGCCATGTAGAACGGAGTTAAGAAACGAAGTATCTGTGCTGGCGTAGTATAACGCTCAACAGAGTATAGACGCTGCATTAACTCTTTGTATGCACGGTCAGTTGCACCAACTTTAATGCGGTCAGCATTAGACTCAACATACCTGCGAACAGACTCGTCTGTCGCTCCTGGCATTTTACGTGCTTCTGCTTCGTACTTGCGTGCAAGTTTCTTTGCTTCTGCATCGTGAACCATGCTAAAGAATGGGTGACGAATTAAGTGGTCTTCTGGTAGAGTTCCAATAACGTTAAACACGTTTGATACTGCGTTCTTGTAAACGTTAGTTAATCTCTTGTCATTCAACTCAATTGCTGTTGTAACTTCAAATCTATCATTAAGATGAATCTTAGCAGATTCTTCTGGAATAAATCCATCAAGTGCTTGAGCATGAATGTTTCCATAAGAAACACCTGGAACAGAACTAGAGGTTGGCAAGTACTGTTCAATCTGTGCATAAGTAACGGCAAGTTGTTCATCAAACGAGAACTTAGTATCCATAGCCTTAGCCATGCTAATTGTGTTCTGGTTAATTTCGCGCTTCCAGTTCACTGCTTCTGGGTCGCTACTGTTTAACCATTTCTTGGCATCTTCAAGTGCAACCGTTGGTGACTTGCCTTCAGCAAGACCTTCAACAATTTTACGTGCAGCAGCATCCTTCATAAGAACGTTGTTTACATAGTCAGAGTGAGCGTTTGCCCACTTAGCATCTGTCTTGTCAATAGCACGACGTGAACTACCAGCACTCATTGCACCAACGCCAGTTACTCTACGGTCATCCAAAAGTAAACGAGTAGAGGAAACTTTAGAACTTGATGCGTTGCGAATCATTTCGCCCGCTTCACCAGCAAAAGCCCTACCAATAAATACACCTGGAATAATTTCAACCTGGTCTTCGCCAGAGAATGACTTTCTAAGTTTTCCAGTTGGAGCAACTTGTCCGCCAAGGACAGTTAGTTCATCCTGTAGTTCGGCACGCTTGACAAATAAACCAATTGTTTTGTCAGCGTGAAGGGTTAGTCTACCAAGAGCAAACTTTGTGTTCTCTAATGCGTACTCAACGCTCTGTGCACCATTAGCATCTAGATTAGCAATCTTAGACAAAGCAAGGTCTGCATCATCTCTGTACTTGGCAATAGCGTTAATAATTTCAAGAGAATCTGAGCGCATTGCTAGAGTGTTAGCCGCTTGGTATTCTTGGTTAACAAATAAACGAATGAATTCGTTTCCACTTACTGAACCATAATCTGCTTTACCCATTACTGCTGGTTCAACAAAGTCTTTAAGTGACTTTACAATGTTGTCTGCTTCTTTTACGCCAGAACTCTTGTATCGTCTAATAGACTTAATTTGCTCTTTAGCAAGTAAAGATGACAAAGCAAGGCCATCGGCGTCCTTGATGATTTCCCTATTGGCTTCATCAATCATAATCTTCTTGACATTGTAAGCAAGTTTAGTTCCACTAGTAGTTGGAATTAACTGCGTGCGCAGTAGACCCTGCTCTTTGCGTAAGATTTCAGCCTTAGCATTAAAGTCATCTTGAGCCTTCTTGCTCTGCTTGCGGTAACCACGGTTTTCTAAACCACGGGCAATAGAGCCTGGTTCACGACGACCACTCCACATGTCTGCCCAGTTGTATCCATAGTAACTTGCAAAGTCAATCATGGACGCTGCTGTACGTAGGTAACCTTCAAAGACGTTACGTGTGGTATACTTGAAACTTAGTAGAGTAAACGGCTTCCAAGCATAAGTGTAAAACTTATCAAGACCATCAATTGCAACATCGTAAGATGTACGAACTCCAGGCTTTAGAATATCAGAGTAAAGCGAGTAAGTTCCGGTACGACCTTCAATTGCCGCACGCTCTGCTGTATCCATCATGCTACTGACGTACTTGGCATCCCAACCTTCATTGATGATTCCATCAAGAGCATTACGTAGCAACTGTGGTTGCTCACCCATAATGCGGTCAAAGAATTTAATATCAACACTAAAGTGAATTCCAGGAACCTGAGTTTCCGTTAAAGCATTTTCTGACAATGCACGACGCACTGTATCAAAGTCAGAAGTGTTAGCAACTGGACGACCATCTGCTAAAGCACGTTCTTGAGCAAGAGTGTTAACAATTTTTTCAATTTCAAGATGAGCCTGTGGTGAACCACCATTGGCTAGGTCTGTTACAGTGTACTTCTTTTCCATGAGACTTTTAATCTCACGTGACTTAGCACGGTTAGTTGAACCAATAAGTTTGCGAGCAAAAACTGCGGCTGCTTCGCGCTGAACTGGGTTCATTAAGCCAAAGTCTTTTCCGTAATGCTTTTCCAGAAGTGCTTCGATTGCTTCGTCCTGCAAGTTATCTAGAAAAAAGAAACGCTCAGACTTGCTGGTTAAACGGCGGTAGTCATTTGACTTACCCTTCATCCATGCTACGTCTTTGCCTGACAGTTTACCAATTTGTGCAATTCGAGAATCTGCTTCGAGGTATGAACGCTTGCCTGCTGTACCACCAAGGTGTGCAAGACCAGAAGGTGCTTCACGCAATTGCTGGTTTGGGTTAATCCACATTACTGCACGAACGGCAGAAGTCTTCATGTTGTTTGCTTTTGCTACTTCGCGAGCAAGACCAAGTTTCTTCATTGGGTCAATGTCAAGGAAAATTCCATCTGAAGCAACCGTTGCAATACCAGCGCGAACGCGCTCTACATAAGAATACTTAGACCATGTACGAGTTAAAGAAACATCGCCTTCCACAACTGTGCGGAAAGCACCCTTCTTCATTTCTAGTTCTTCTTGTTCTTTTGCAATCTTTTCTTTTGCGTCAATAAGTTTCTGTCTTGCAGACATGTTTAACTCAAGGTTTTCTGGTGACATCTTGATTTTTGATTCGAGAAGTTTTCCAATTGCTTGTTCTTCATCAATAATCTGCTGAGTCTTGCCAGTGTTCTGAATTAGAAGTTCATGAATTTCGGCATATTGTGTTTTAAGTTTTTCTAGGCTGGGCACGTGACCAAGTGATGCTTTAATAACATCACCCATTGTCTGGCGTCCACCGACCTTGTATGCATCGGACAAAGACACAGCATAACCTGCAGGGTTTGCTGAACCTGCTGCCAAGCCGTAGGCTTGAATCGCTGCAATGTTCTCTGGGTCTTTTTCTACAAGTTTGAAGATTTGAGCAGCAGCACTGTTTGACTGCTGGTTGTTTACTGCTTCGTCAATTTCACGAACAAGTACATCGGTACGACCAAAACGACTTCCAGCCTCACGGGTAAACTGACTGCGTGGAATTACCTTAAGAGCCTTGCCACCAATGTAAGTTGCTGGGTCAAAGAAGTTAAAGCCGACATCAGCAAAACCAGACCAGAATTGGGCTGAGCCAGATGTAAAGTAATCATTAACTTGTTTGGAGTCTGACCAGTTAATCTTGTCTGTACCTTGTTCACCAACAAAGTTCCAGTCACCAATTAAGCCAACTAGTGCACGACCAGGAGATACGCTTCTACGCCATTCTTCTTCGCCAGGAATTGTCTGCTTTGCAGACTCAAAGCCCTTGCTAAGTTGGTCTACAAATGATAAGTTCTGGTTCTGCTCGCGGTAATTGCTGTTAAGTTGCAAAAGCACAGCAGTTAGGCTTGGGGCGACGTAATCACGGTAAGGAATTGCTATTTTTTCAAGCAACGACACTGCAGGTTCAACAGTTTCTAGAACTTGTTGACCTTGTTTGCCCTGAAAGAATCCGCCAACCTTTTCGCCTACGAAGTCTTTGGCTTGCTCAAAGGGGTTATTAGGATTATCTACGATTGCATCAAGAGGATTAGCCATTATTCACCAATCTTCTTGTTGTCGTTTAATGTAACTAGTTCATTAATGAACTGATTGCGGTCTTCATCGCTTGCCCAGTCAATAGATGCAAAGCCAAATACAATATCTGGATGTTGTGCACCTAGGACATTAGTGAATGCCGCAATGTGGTTCACTAGACTCATTAATTATTCCTTGCTTGAGATAAAACTGACTTCCAGAAGAGTCTAAACCCTTCAGATTGCCCATCTTGGGCTGCTTTAGTATCTAATACATCTTTGTACGCTTTAATCATAGCGAAACGGTCTGGCACTTCAGGTTCTGGTGTAACACCAGGGCCTACCATGAACCCATTAGTAACTGGTGTACCTTCCCTTTGCGTTGGAGCATTGATGGGAAGTACGGGTTCTGACATACTTGCTTGTCTAACCTGTGCTGCACTAGGCCCTTGGGCCCTAGAACCTGCTAGTGGTGCACCCTGAGTTGCATCAGCAGTCTCTTTGCGGTAACCACGTTCTCCATTGGAAGGTATTTCTCGCATTGCTTGCTTAGTTCCAGCCATGCCGTCTGTCCTTTTTCCCGAACCAGGATTAGAAACTGCTGCACGCTTTTCATTTGATGGTGCGCGATATCCGCCACGTGCCACGTTACTCTCCTCGTCGTACTATCTGGATTGGTCCTCCAGAGTTAATGTCAAGTTTAATAGCAATCTTCATTGCTTCTTCGATGGTTGCCCCAGCAAGAATCGCTCCAGTCGCCCAGTTTCCACCAGTTCCGATAGAATACGTATTAGTATTCGTACGTAGAACCGAGTAATCTTCGCAAACATAAAACAACTTATTCTGTAGTCCAACAATGAAGACTGCGCCCTCATCATCTTTTAATGTATATCCAGTTTCTTCATGCGCCTTGCGCATTGAAGGTACAAACTTAGATACCATGAACTTGTATAAGTCCGTGCCATCATAAACTGGTGGTTCCCACCCGTAGGTGATTATGTCGCAGTAGCGACTAACGCCAGCACCCGCAATAACGTAATCACCGATTTCAGTAATCTTCTTTACGTCTTTATGGATGTAGGCTCTTTCACCTTCGGTGGTCTGACCATCTGCCGCAAGCGTAAAACCTTTTCGGTGCTGTATGCCTACGATAGTTGTCATGTTATCCGCCCATTGCTGCTAGCATTGTTGCTATATCAGGAGGTGGCTGTTGAGCCTGTGGTGGTCCTGCTGGTTCTTCAGTTGCTGGTCCAGGTGGAGCCTGCTCTGGTGGAACACCGCCACCCATTGCCGCAAGCATCTGCTCAGGTGGCATAGGTGGTTCTGGCATTTCCATTTCTTGTTCAGGTTCTTCTGGAGCAAACGATTCAAGAACAGCATCTTCAATGTCTTTACCACGACGACGTAGTTCAATGACCCTAGCCATCTTGTTGATGATGTCAGATGGGTCTTGTCCCTGTGCTGCCATGTTTGGAATTGCTTGTGCTGTTGCTGCCAATGAGCCAGCGAGAGAATCTCGCATGCGCTCTACGTCAATCTTTTCCTGCTCAGCAGAAACATTCATTGACCAAGGCAGTTCGCGCATTACAAAGTCACGGGAAGCCAAGTTAGCCTGTAGTGCTTGTAGTGCAAAGATTAGTGCACGGTTAGGGTCAAGTCCAGCCATAAGGCCATAACGTGCCTGTACCGTGTAATCGCCATTGATATCCTTTAGGGAATCGTATGAGATTTCGTATGGTGTTCCAGTTTGTGAGCCTGTAATCTTCTTTAGGCCACCAAAAAGGCGTTCGTCCATTTCGAAGCAAAGGCCGATAACATCTTCAAACAGTTCCTGAAGGACCTGCTGACCAGCCTTAACCTGCGTATCGAAACCACCGAGAAGGGCTTGCACTCCAGAGCCAGTAATGATGCTAGCATCAATCTGTCCGGAACGGCCTTCAGGGTATCGCGCACCCATGCGCATTTCGGACTCTAGTACTGCTTGCTCCTGGAATGCACCAGAAGGTAGTTCTAGTCCTACTCGTCGGATACCTTGTGGGTTGGACGAACGTAAAATTGCGTCTGGTCCAAAGGCGAACTCTTGTACGTCCTGAGGAACAGCAAACGGAGCATTAACTGATTTCTCCGCAGCGTCCATGGCGAGCCATGCGAAGCGTGCGCGAGCAAGTTGCGGGAAGATAACATCATCAAACTGTCCACGTGGGTCATCAGGGTCAATCCCTGGTCGGCGCGCGATGCGCACAGTAACCGTACCCATAGGATTCGCTGCCTTCTTAAGGGCAAGGTTATCCTTTTCAGGTAGGAAAAGTAAGATTTGGTCGCGGTCTTCGTAACGAACTAATTCCAACTGCTGGTTCATGTTCGTATTTTCACGGCCCTGGCGACCAATTATTTGCGATTCGTATTCTGGGAACTCAACAATAAGTTCACGAATACTTTTTATGTATCGCTTAGTGTATGACACAATTCGTCCGTGGCGGTCAAACTCTGGGTAAGCACCTAGTGGGTTTTCCACACGAATACGTGGCATAAAAGTTTCAAAGTCTGGTTCTACCACAATCGGCAAGAAGCCGTAGGTTAGATACCAGTCTGCACCGTAGTACATTTGGCTCTGTAGTTTTGAAGACTGAACATAGTGGTTTGCTATGATTGTTTTAGTGTCAGCCTTTTTCTTTGCTCGTTCGTTGTTAGACTTAACGGTTGAGCAGTTAAAGGAAGGTAGTGGGGCAAGAACCTCAGAGATGTCACGTGCAGCAACGTCGATGAAGTTAGCAATCATTGACTGGGACATTCCCTCTGGGAACATCTCTGGTGCAATGTTAGATAGGTTGCCACGACGTACATCTAGGACATCGGCCATACGCTGGTCGCGATAGGAGTAGCGTTGTTTTAACGCCTCAACCTTATCAGAGACTTGTTGTACTGAAAGCATGAATATCCTTTTACATGTATATGACGTGTTGCTCGGCGAGCATCTCATCAAGATTTACTACACCACGCGTGGCTGCTTGCCTTTGCGTGATGAATCTGTTGTGGTTGAAATACGAAGTATTACTACCCTGACGCACAATTTCTTGTGCTTTAATCTCACAGAACCATAGAGCCATAACAAGGTCGGTAGGACCTTTGGTATCTGCTGACCAAGTAATTAACTGGTTAACAAGTGCCTTGGTATGTTCGTTGATGTTATCTGGGAGTTCAAGCAGGTTGTCTTCTTGGAACTTTCCGTCTCGGATGGTTCCCATGAGGTTTGAAATAGCGGCAACGCCGAATCCGACATCCCACTTATTCTTACCAGTAAACTGTTCGGAGAGTCTTGTCCCACGGCTAGCGAGCCAGTTTCGTAATTCTTCATCAAGTGAGAAGGCTTTCTGGAAAGCATTGATTTCAATGCGTAACTCCATAGGACGGTAACGTTCGACAAAGTCCTCAATCAAGGACCTAATCTTGCGGGGGGTTGGGTCTGACATGTTGTAACAGTCAAGCACCATTCGGTGGCCAGTATCGCGCTCCACGGCATAAACAACTGCGGCGGTTTTTCCTGACATAGCAGGGTCAAGGCCCATAATGGTTACCCAGTTACCCCCTGAAGGGTGGCCTGGGGCATTCTTGTTAAGCGGGCCTGGCTTGCGCATACGGTTAATACAACCGTTAACTATCATTGGGGGGAATACTGCGTCTTCTTCAACGTCTTGCTGTTGGTAAACCAAAGCCCATGTTGAGGCGGACACTTCACCACGTCTGCGATAAAGTTCAGGTCCATTCCACTTGGGGTAATACCCATTCTCGTCAGGCTCAACATCTTCGTCACCATCCCAGGGACGGTCCGACTTAGGCCAGAGGGTGACCCAATCTTCCTTCTTGTCCGCAAATTCCAAGACCGCGGGCATGGCAAGATAGGTGAATGGGGAATCTCCCTGAGCCCAGTGGTCTGGGTTTCGGAGTTCCTTGTATAGGTCGATTGACGCAACTCGCGTTCCAGCGACAATGAGTTTACCATTTTTACCTAAACGCGTAATAACCATCTTCTGCAACCAGTTAAGTTGCTTTTCCCATTCATGGGCGTTGGTAGTACCCACAACGTCATCAAGAATGATGAGGTCGGCACGGGTACCGTAAATCTGCTGGCCGATGCCCAATGCTTGAACAGTTGGGTCCTTTTCGCCGGATGAGCGTTCTAGATAGATTCTATCCTGTGTCCATTGGTCCGCGGTGGCTTTATAGCCTCCTGCTGGTCCATACACTTGCTGCATCTTCAGCCAGGCTTCCTCAGTTAATCTTTGCTTGACTGAGTACAAGAATTCCTTGGCGCGCGTCTGAGTCTGAGAAACAAACACAATACGAATATTGGGGTCCATGGCAATACGGTACGTGGCATAGTTCACAGTAAGAACCGTGGACTTGGCATGCTCAGGTGGAACGTTAACCAACAATCGGTTTGGGTTGCCAGTATTGTAAATCATGGAGTCATGAAGCCAAGAAGGCTCATTACCCTCCAGCACGTCAATCCAAGACTGATGGTGCGGGAAGACCTCAATATTCAAAAACTCTTTGGAAAAGGTCGCGAAATCGATTTTCTTATCGCCAGACATTTGCAGAGACGAGGTTACCGTCTGAGCCCCAAGCGAAGATGCCTCATCTAGTTTCTGGGCAAATTTGGCGTCCTTGAGCCATGAGCGCATTACTTCACGCTTACGGCCTACGTTGCTGAGCGCGGCCTCCAGAGGTATACCATCGGCAACCATCTTAAGTACGGAGGCTTGGTCCTGGGCTAATTTAACCCGTGTATGGTGTAGGTCACCACCTTTTGCGCCCATGTCAACATCCAATCAAAACAATAAACAAAACATATTACAAAAGGACCGCGCAAAGCGGTCCGTTATACTAAATAACTATACATATATACTAACCCCATTAGAGAACTACCCGTAACGCATAGTTACAAAAAAAATATAAAAATATTTTACAGAGACCAGTCCAGGGGCAGAAAACCCAAACAATGCAAGAAAATCTAAACCAGAGTAATTATATATACCGACCCCCCCACTATTAAAGTGGGTGGAGTCAAAGAACTCTGTTGCCTATCGGCAACGACCTTTTCCTGTTGCTTTTTTGCAACGGGGTGGGGGTGGGGTAGGGGTGTTGGGTAGTGTTGTTTAATTAAAACAAAAGTATTTATTATTGAC